GTTGCCGAGTTCCCCCGTCCGGTTAGAGGGTTAAGGAGGAAAGGATTAAATATACAGTCTAGACGGGTAGTTCTGACCGCCGTCAACATCTTTCGCCATGAATCCGTACACCGTGCCGCCTGTCAGAGTTCCTGACGGGGTGAATTTCAAACGGATATACCGCCTGAATTGAGCACCTACGGGAAGAGCCTGTACGAAGCGCGAGCCTGCCGCCGAGCCTGCCGCGAATGTTCCAAGCGTCATAATGGTGGTCTTGTTTGAGGTAAAAGCCGCGTCATCCGCCGTTTCCAGAGTTACCGCTAATGTAATCGTCCGGGGTGTTCCCGCATCATTCATTAACGTATTGAGACCGGCCACAATGTAAAGAGGCGGCTCGCCTACGCCGAAGTATTCCGTGCCATCATTTTTGAAAGCGTCCGTGTCCCCAAGGTCAATGTAACCGCCTCCGCTTGTACCGAGTTGGCTTACCGCGTCATCGGTGGAATACTTAGCCGCATTAGTAACGGCCAGAGCATTGCAAAAACCTGTTAAAGTATCTAATATCATGTTAAAATCCCCCTTTATGGATTTTCGTTAAAGGTTAAAATTATAGTACCCTGTCTTCGGTTTCAAGCAACTGGTCACAGGTTCTTACGGGAATACCTCTCACGTAAGTAATCGGTCGGCCAAAGGCATCATTGCCGGATTTCAAGGTGTACTGAGTCTTCGCCAGAGATTCCACGTCAAGATATTCAGCGATTGTCCTGTTGGTGTAGAATACAGGGTTCGGAGCCAAAAGAATAGGAGCCGCGCCGTTAGCGGAAGGATTCTCTCTGCCGGTCTGTACGATACCGAGATTCGGTACACGGTGGAGAGCCTGCACCATCAACTTAATGATGTCTGCCGCGCCTGTTCCCGAAATAAGGTTGCTGATGTCTATGTTGGCGATACGTACAATATATCTCCAATCCTTCACGACAAGGCCGCAATCCCATCCAAAGATGTCTGCGTAACCACGGAAGGGGTCTCCATTGGCATCGAAGCAATCAATTTCCCCCAAGTCCTTACGGGTTAAACCTGCCTCAGAGCCTTTGGGATAATGACCAAACACGGTGTTCTGCCCCCAGCACATCAGCCATATAGAGGCATTGTCCGAACCTACACCACCAGCATCAATGATGTTTTTAACGCCGTTGGGAGCCGTTGTAGAACTATAGCGAGGGGAAAGGCCGTTAAACTGTTCCGGCGCAAGCGTGTTATCGCCGTAGAACAGAGCATTACAAAACGACTGATTCATTCCCTCAATTTCTCCAAGGGCTTCATTAAAACGAAAAGCTTTCTCGTTTCCGTTTAATTTTGCAGCTTTCACGTCAACTTGAGACCTTGCCGCCAACTCGCCACACGTATCAGTTATCTTTGCGTACTCTGACTTTGTGGGAGGAACACCCTGATACCATTTACGCCAAATCGGGGCCGGTATTCCCGTTCTTACGACTGTCTGCTCACCGGTGGGTAAATTACCCTCTCCCCACGGAATATCGAGGATGGGAGCGTTGGCCTGCTGTAAAAGTTCAACTACTTTCGCCGGATCACCCTTAGGGTCCATAGCCTGCGTTACGTTGTAAAGTGTGGGATAACTCCCTGTTCCAAATACTGCCATAATTAAAATCCCCCTTTGGATTTATTTTTACTTGTAGAAAGCGTTTGCCATTTCCGTTAATGATGTAGGTTTCTTATTTACTGTTGCATCAGGCTGAATTATGCCATCCTCTTTCATGTTTGCAGCCATACGCGAAAACACGCGAACAAATTCAGGATGATTCCCAAGGCCGTAGTCATTAAAAGCCTTTTTCAATTCAGGAGTTCCTAAAGTATTAAGCACGCGGTTTGCGTCTTCAACTGCCTTTGCAAATTTATCTCCGCCGATCTCTTTGTCGGCCTTCACCGATTCCACCCACGAAGCCTTCTGCGCTTCCCATGTCGCTGTCTGCTGCTTTACGTATGAGGGAAGAACTTTTGCTACATAGGCATCAATGACCTTTTGAGCCTTATCCTGAGTTAGACCGATCTCTTTGAAAATTGGTTCAACTTCGGAAAGTAAAGTCGTGTCCATTTCCATACCTTCGGGCAGTTTAAACTCGTACTTCTCTGGAATGACATTGGCTTTTTCCGCTTCTGCTTTGGCCTGATCTTTCTTCTGTTTCTCAGTCAGGAAAGTTTCGTCTTCCTTTTTCCGGTCATCTTCGGAAAGTTTAGACCTTCTGTCTGTCCATAGGCTCGTAAGTTCATCTTCCCTCTGTTTGACTTCTTCCGGTGAAAACATTTCGGATACTTCGGGTACGGGTGCTTCGATTTTTACTTCGGTGTTTGTATCGGTGTTTTGGTCAGTCATTGTCTTCTCCTTTTTGTTCTTTGTATTTCTTTTCTGTTTCAAGGGCTTGTGCAGCCCACTTAGCCTCTCTTTTTCCTATCTTAGCCAACTCTGTATAGGCATCTGGATTAATGTCTAAAATCTGTGTCAGTATCTGTTTGCCTACCGACTGGCGGCCCAGATTATGAAACGTAGCGTTTGAGGAATCAAAAACCCCTGGCTCGCTAAAGACAAAACATTTTTCCATTAATCGCCAGATAAAACCCTTTCCGTATTCAGTCTTTAAAAGAGACCTGAGGTTCTCTTTGTCCCATTCTGCTAATCGGTTTTCATGTTCTTCAAAAGGTGTCATTGTTGCCCCGTCATTTGATTAACCATGCCTTGTACGTTTTTTATATCAGTATCACCCATGGCTTTGCCGGCCTTTGCCATTTGTTCGGCGGGTTTCGCCATTTGAGCCATTTGAGCAGCCTGCTGTTGTTTTTGTCTCATCTCCCTCAACGGTTTTACCTGATCCAAAGTCCTGATGATGTTAGGATTAATTCCGTGCATTTCAGCGTATGTGTCAATCGCTTCGTCGACATCGAACTTATCAACTGCTTTCGGGTCGATATTACCCATGCCGATAACGAACTGCGCGACTTTCTCAACATTTGCAGTACCGATAAGTTTCTGCGCCTGTGCCAGAATAGACGTGTATTCTACCTTTAATTCCTGCCCTTGAAGTTCTTTTGGGATAGGTGGAACTTGCCCTTTTCTGAGCATGATACCGAACGTCCGTTCTATTAAAGGGTCAAAGAGTTCATCGTTTAGACGCTCCATGACCGGCCCTAAGATAAGAACTTTCTCTGAGTGACGTTCTTCAATCTCTCTCGCTGTCATTTGAGGATTGTCGGAGTTTGCCAACATGCCCATCATGTCCTCAAAGTAGCAGCGTTTTATTCTTGCCTGTATCTCTTGCATATCTTCAAGAAGTTCTTGTATTTCGGGTTGTATAGTATAGGCCGGTCTGAATCCGGCATGTTGCTGAGTAGCTAGACCGTCAATGAAAGTAATGTCCCCCGGTACAGTAGATATTCGCTTTCCTTTTAAAGAACCATCGGCGATATAAGGAGGTCTTACGTGGATGTCTATTGCCTGAGCCTTGCGCCTTTGCTCAAGCTGCAAAGCCTTAACGTCTCCTAAAGCGTCCATGCCGGGAGAGAAACCATAAGATGAATTATCCCACAAGTCCCACCGCGGGGCCATAATCGGGAACTCGTCAAATCCTGACTGACGCAAGAACTTTTCTTGAGTAGCTCCACTTTCGTAATAAACCGACCTTACGGGTTTGTCTTTTGCTGCGTAGCTGAATGAGTCGCGATCTTCGTTAGGCTCAATGGCTTGAATAATCTCAATTTCTGTTTCAGTCTGTTGAGATTTATACATTGACATGACCGTAGGAGAGACATTGCTTTCTCCGAACTCTTTTACTAACTGCCTTACGGTCTTAGGGAATTTTCTATAAAGCGTGTCGCAACGGTTATACTCATTAACCGATATCATGAACGAGCCTGTTTGAAAATAGTAAAATCTGACAAGAGAGTGATCGTCTTCCAGCTCGGCCATTGCAGCCGTACCGAAGTCCCCTAATGCGCCGTACATCATTGGCAAGACTTGATAAAGATTAGATTTTGTGAAGACTTCGCGCATTTTTGTTTCTACTGCATAAATCCATTGTTTCACCGGCCCCCAATCCATTAAGGAAGGGTCAGGTGTTCCTAATTTGAACCACGGCCTCGCCGGAGATGTCAAACCCGCCATGAGTCCAGAACGGAGAGTTCTACTCGCCAGCGTAGCCGTTGAATCTATAATTTTGTTATTGTATTTAATGCCCTTGGATGAATCAACGGTGATGCCGATTCTTGCGGAGCGTGGGCGTATGTGGTCGACTATATCTTGCCAATGTGAAAGAAAAGAGTTTCTTTCTGTTTCCATTGACATAAATTTTCTGTCTAGGTAATTTCTTAATTGAGCGTTTCGGTTGTCCATTAAAAAAGCCTCGCTCTGAATATTTCAAAGGAGGCTTTGTGCGCTCTTTGCTTCCGCTCTTACGCTTCTATAAAAGAGAGATAAGAGGGGATTTGTAAACTTTTAATCTATCGTTTTACCTTCCAAAACTTTCTCAATCAGCGATATTGTAAATTTAATACCACGAATAATGGCTTTTATCAACTGTTTTGTTTCGTTACTCAATTTAAGACCCCAAAAGAGATTTTGTCTGCATCTTCGGCAAAACTGCTCCCGCCTCTCCCGTTAAAAGAGTGTTAGAAGCTGCTTGCCTCTGCCTGCGTCTTTCTTCATCCTCTGCCTGAGAAACCGCTTTATCTGCCTGCTGTGGCGCAGGCGTTGGCATTGGTGTAGTATTTGGTGATCCTCCGAAACACATCTCTTACCTCCCTTTGATATTCTTTGTAATATTACTCATACGGGTCATAGTCTGATTTATAATTGCTTTCGTCTTCTTCTTTTTTTGTAATTAACGGGTGATGACTAACTGCAAAGGTTATAAATGCACTCGACCCGTGAGAACTCCAATCATGTAGCGGATGATTGTCTAGCTTCTTTTTTTCTTCATCGTATTTTGCACGATAAGATTCAAGTGCGGATATTCCCATTGCACATTTTCTTTCATCAAACCAACACTGAGAAAGAATGTTTCTGACGGCGGGTATATGGACCTGAATGATAATGTCCATGTTTTTGGCTCTAGGAACTACCAGAACTGGCTTAATACCTAAGTCCTCAGCTACTTGTTTGCGTGACTTA